CGGGCGCGGAGCACCGCGCGCGCGCCGGGCTGAACCTCGAAGCCGTCGCCGACTACGTGGTCGAGGCATGCGCTCGCGTCGGCCACGAGGTGTACCGCGCCGGGTTCGAGGGCACGGTCATCCCTACCTGGGACGACATGGCAGTCACGAGCGCATACAGCACCATCGCGCGCGCCACGGTCCGCGCGGTGCTCGACGGAGTCCCTCCTTCGACGTGGTTCGAGAAGTGGAAGGCCGAGATGCTCGCCGACGGGTGGACGCTCGGCGCTGACCTGGACCCGATGGCGAAGCGTCACCCCAACCTGGTCGAGCGCTACGAGCTGCTCCCCGAGGGTCAGCGCGCACTCGACCAGGTGTTCATCGCGGCGGTGCTCGCCACGGCTCGCGCGGTCGGCGAGTACGAGGAGGCATTCGCTGCGGTTCCGGTGATCAAGCTCAACGGTGACGTCTCGCCTGCGACGTGGGAGGAGTTCAAGCGGAAGTATCAGGCTCAGGTCGCGTCCGATCCGACGGCGTGGAAGACGCCGATCGTGGACGCCTCGCCCGTGACGTTCGTCCGGTCGGCGAGCCCGTACACGCGGTGGGGAACGATCGCGTTCATCGATCGGCTGATCTCCGTCGCGACGGACGAGTCGACGTTCAACGGATCGTTCCGGGAGGTCGAGATGCAGGTCCTGCTGCTGAGCGAGGTCCGAGCGTTCGTGTTCGCCGGCCAAGCTGGGGCGGACGGCCTCACGCCGGCGTACGACGTCTTCGTCGACCGCCTGTTCAGCGGCCGAGGCGGAGACGATCCTCTGTCGACCCTGCTCGAGGCCGCGGGCCGGCTCGACGAGTTTTTCCCGCTCATGGCCGAGTTCATCGAGTCGCAGCGCGCGGCGGTCGAGCGCTTGGCGAAGGTCGTCGGGTCGTGAACGTGCTCGCGGTGCTCGACGCCTACGGGACGCGCGACGACCAGCTGTGGTACGTCGCGCACCCGGTTCACCCGACCGAGGAAGAGGTCGTCGCCGCGCGCGCCCGCGAGGACGAGGCATTCGCTTACATGCGCGCGCCGGCGATGGGGCGTAGCTCGTCGTCTGGCTTCGTCGTCGAACGCAGGAAGTCGGACCGCGAGCTGCGAGAGACGATCGTCCGCGACAACATCTGGAACGCGAAGCAGTGGCTCGCCTGGCTGATCCGTCGGTTCCCGACGATCACGTTCATCGCGCCGTGGATCGCGACGCTCGACGGCGGAGGGGACGACGATCTCGTCCCGGAGCAGCGCGCCCGTGGACTGCGCGACTGCCGGCGGACCATCCGCGTCTGTAGCGGGATGGTCCTCGTCGGCGGCCGGGTGTCGGCCGGCATGCTCGATGAATCCGACCACGCGCGGACGGGGATCGACCTGACGTTCCTCGGGCGCTCACCACCGGTGAAAATCATGACCGACATCGTCGACCAGCCTCCGCCCGTCTCGCGTCCGGACCTCGTCCCGATCTGGGAACAGGTCATCGCCGACGTGGTCGCGATCTACCCGAGCCCAGGGGTAGATGACTCGAGCGTCGCGGCCCAGGTCATCGGCGACATGCGCGCGCGCGACCGCGTCGGCCGGGAGCGCTACGGCATGCCGCTGACGACTGGTAACGGTCGTGACCACCTGGTCGACCTGTACCAGGAGCTGCTCGACGCCACCGCGTACGCCAAGGCCGAGGTCCTCAAGCACGGGACCGACGAGGTCGGGTCCCTGTACTACAGGCTGCTCTCCAATCTCATGGTCGTCCGGATCATGCTGAACCACCGCGCAGCCAGGAAGACGACGTGAGCATCCTCGTCGACAAGGACATCTTGCTAGCGATCGACCGCGGCAGGATCGTCATCGACCCATTCGACCGCGCGTGCCTCGGGACCAACAGCTACGACGTGCACCTGGCGCCGACGCTGCGCGTGTACAAGGGCGACCTGGAGAGAGTCGAACCCGCGATCAACGACGGTGCTTGGATAGCGGCCACACCTCCGCTCGACATGCGTCGGCCACGCGAGACGCACGACGTGGCGATCCCGGAGGATGGCTACGTGCTCAAGCCCGGCGAGCTGTACCTCGCGTCGACGGTCGAGCACACCGAGTCCTGGGACCACGTGCCGATGCTGAACGGCAGGTCAAGCGTCGGCCGGCTCGGCCTCAGCATCCACGTCACCGCCGGGACCGGCGACGTTGGGTTCCGCGGCGCGTGGACGATGGAATTGTTCGTCGTCAGGCCGCTGCGGATCTACGCCGGCGTGCCGATCGGCCAGCTCCTGTGGATGACGGTCAGCAGCGCACCGCTGGTCCCGTACGACCGCAAGCCGTCCGCGAAGTACAGCGACGCCGGCCCGCTGCCGCAGACGAGCAAGCTGCACGAGGAACTTGTGCGCCGCTCGAGCGAGGGATGATCCATGGGCAAGCTCAAGGGTCACCGGATGATCACGCTGTACGTCAACCCCGACCTCTACGAGGAGGTCAGGTGCGCGGCGTACGCACTCGACGAGAACATCTACGCATTCGTCGGCGAGGCCCTGGCGAGCGCGATCGTCCGACGGCTCAACAAGTCCCAGCGCGCCGCCGTGCAGGCGATGGCGAAGCAGAACGTCGCCAACGGGGGCAAGCGAAGATCACAACGCAACCCGGCACTGTAGTAGGATCGTCCTCGCGGTGACCGAATGACCCGCAGGAGACTCAATGGCGATCAAGGTGGCCGGCGCGAAAAAGAAGAAGAAGGGCAAGAAGGGGTTCCTGCGGCGGGCGGCGTCGAAGCTGGTGAAGCGAGTCCGCCGTGGCAAGGCAGGCAAGAAGGCCGGGACCAGCGGCGGAGGGTGACCCCGCTCGCCGAGTCCGTCCGGCTGCTCGGCGACGTGCGCTCGACGACTTCCGCCCCGGTCGCGGTCGGCCTGAGCGGTGGCAAGGACTCGCTCGCCACGCTGGACCTGTGCGTCCGGGAACTCGGCGCCGACCGCGTGAAGGCGTTCCACATGTACCTGGTGAAGGGCCTGGACTGCGTCGAGCGGACCGTGCGGTGGTGCGAGCGCCGCTACAAGATCGAGGTCCTGTTCGTCCCGCACTGGATGCTCGGGCTCGCCTACAAGAACGCCACGTACATGCCACATCGAAGCCGGGCGGACGGGTGGCGCGACACCAAGCTCGGCGACATCGAGATGGCGGTGCGCGCGAAGCTGGGCGTGGAGTGGATCGCCTACGGGCACCGCATGAACGACTCGATCGAGCGCGTCGGCATGCTGAGCCGGAACGAAGGCCTGGACCAGGTCGGCCGGCGCGTGTACCCGCTGCGGTCCTGGAACGAGGCCGCCGTGATGGCGTACCTCCGCGCGAAGCGGATCCCGCAGCCGCCGCGGTTGACCGTCCTCAAGCGATCGATGACTGGCGTGTCGTTCCAGGAAGACGTGCTCGTCGCGATCCGCGACCAGTACCCAGAAGACTTCGATAAGATCGTCGAGAAGTTCCCGTACTTGCCCGCCAAGCTCGCTCGGTACGAGATGAAGAAGAAGAGCTGGAAGCAAGACACGTACGTGGACAAGTGGAGAACGTCGCTGAGGGAGAGATGAAGAAGACCACCGAAGGCAAACTCCATCCCGCGCAGAAGTTCGTGTTCGAGCGCATCCACCGCAACCAGATCAAGAACGCGCCGTACAATCCGCGACAGATCGACGACCACGCACGCAAGAAGCTCAGCGCAAACATCAAGAAGAAGGGATTGCTGGACGCGCTCGTGTGGAACAAGCGCACCGGCATGCTGGTCGGTGGTCATCAGCGGCTGAGCATCCTGGACGATCTCAGCACAACCGGGTCGAATTACACGCTCGACTTGGCGGTCGTGGACCTCAGCGAGAAGGAGGAGAAGGAGCAGAACCTCTTCTTCAACAACCCGAGCGCGCAGGGTACGTACGACGTCGACAAGCTCGGCAAGATGATCGCCAACGAGGAAGTCGACTACAAACTTTCCGGGTTTGACGACATGGACTTGCAGATGCACTTCGAGGGCACAGAGTACGCAGTAACGATGTTCGATGAAAACAAGGCTCCGAAGTCGGTGCAGGAAGACCTGGATCAGCTAGAAGACATCCAACGCATGAAGCGTGAACGGAAGGCGCATCGCGAGCGTGACCAAGACGCCAACGACCCGGAGTTCTACGCAGTGGTTGTGTTCCCCGACCGCGAAGCTGAGGGCAAGTTCATGGAGCAGCTCGGCATGTCACGCAACGATCGCTACGTGGACGGGATCCGCCTCCAGACGTCGCTCGAGGCGTCCAAGTCGAAGACCAAGGAATACAACGGAGAGAAGTTCGAGCAACTGTCGTTCTGGGTCGCGAAGGATCAGAAGACGGTGATCGACGACGAGTTGACGCGCATCGCGTCGCTCATGAAGGGGAACAACGTCCGAGGTAGAGCGCTGGAAGCGATGGCGGTGATATCTTCTCAAACGCCTACGAATAACATCACCGGCGAAGAACCCGAGGAACCGAGGCCGACGTTTAAGCCGCGCAAGCGAAAGAAGAAAACTGATGCCTGACAACGTAGAAGACCACGTCGCGATGGAATTTCACGGGTTGGTGTCCGATCTCCAGCACGGCGACCTCGAGAGGTTCGAGGCGGAGCACAAGAAGCAGGCCGAGCTGCGCGCTCAGCTCCGTCGCGCCGACCCCGCTCGCGGGTTGAACGCCGGCGACTTGCTGAAGAAGCTGGACGGCGACCCGGCGATTGCCAACCGCAAGGTTCAGGAGGAACTCGACCGGCTCGACCGCGAGGCCAAGGTCGCTGCCGACAAGCAGAAGGCTGTTAGGGAGCCGTTGCCAGAAGGACACTTCCCGCCGCCGCCGGATAACGAGTAAGCTTTCACCATGCCCAACAAGCCAAACGAGTACTCGTGCGCCAACTGCGGGACGCGGTGGATCGGCGTTCGCCAGCGCTGCCCGAACGGCTGCGCCATCCTCGCCAAGTCGGAGGGCGAGTACACGCAGAAGACGTTCCAGGGCGCCGACAACGATCTGAAGAAGGGCTGAGCCCGAGGTGCGCACCTTCGCCACGCTGCAAGTGCTCTGCACGTTCGACCTCGACCAGGTCCAGGACGCCTTCAACCAGCAGACCACGTTCGACGACACGGACGCCTCGACGTCGTCGACCGTTCAATCTGGCCTCGTGACGCTGGCGCCGGGCGCGACCAGCCAGCAGTTCGTCTTCGGCGGCGTCACCGCCGCCAGCACGCTCCTGGTGCTGGCGTACGACGCCGTCAAGGTCCAGCTCGGCAGCAACTCCGCACCGCTCGTCGGAGTCGTCCCGGTGCCGGCGAGCGGCGCGTCGGCGGTGTCGTCGGTGTACCAGCGCCAGTCGCAGCCGGGTATCCTGTTTCTCCGAGGGAAGGTCTCGAGCCTGTACCTGACCAACCCGAGCTCGACGGCGTCCGCCCGGGTGTTCGTGGCGGTCGTCGGAGAGGCGCTCTAGGACGCCGAGCTGGACGCCCGTGCCAGGCCGCTGGTAAGCTGGCGACATGGCTGGAACCGTGATCTCCGGGGGCTTCCCCGGCCGCGTCGCTCAGGAGGTCTTCCCGAACCAGAAATGCGAGGGCTGCCTCCACTACGATCCGCAGGGAGGCCGCACCGGCGTGTGCACGATCGGGCTCCGGCCGGACAACTGCGGCGACGGCGAGGCCGCCGACGTCAGCTACGCGCCGATCGCGCGCGGGGCCGGGAGCTACCTGCCCGGCATGGACGCCACGCCCGCGCGGGCCGCCGAGGTCGGTCCGCAGGACACGTCGGCGATGTACGGGGCTGGGTCGACGCGCCCGGTCAAGATCCAGCAGGTGTCGCTCGGTGAGGAGCAGCTCCACGTCGTCAAGAGCATGCTCGAGCAGCACGCGAGGCTGCAGAAGTCGCAGTGTCTGCGGTGCTCGATGGGTGCGCACGGCGTTGGTCCGCACCACACCGACCCACAGAGCTGCAGCTGTCGTCCGATCGAGGCGGCGACCATCGCGAAGGCGATCGTCGGGCGGATGAACAATGCCGACCGCGCCCGCGCGTCGCTCGAAGTCGTCACGCAGTGGGTGCGCGACGTGGCGAAGGCCGGGTTCCGGCTGCCGGCCTTGTCGAAGAGCGTCCCGAGCGAGCCCGTCCTGTCGCTCGCGGACAGGATTCGGATCGAGGGCAACGGCGGACATCTTCGGAAGATCGCGGTGAAGGCTGCGGCGGAGCCGAAGGTCGACACCGTCACCAAGAGCTTCTACTCCGAGGACTGGATCGGGCAGTTCAAGGGCACGTCGCTGTTCGACGAGGCACGCAAGCTGTGCGAGAAGGAGCTCGAGATGGAGGAGGACGATCTCAAGCGTCGGCAGGAGAGCCTCAAGCACGACAAGGCTCGCTCCGAAGCCCTCGACAAGCTCGCCAGGCCGAACCGCGACGACTGGCAGGAGCAGGACGCGCGCCGCACGAAGGTGCGCATCGCCAAGCAGCGCCTCACCCTCAAGCTCGCCGGGCTGCACCAGAAGAAGCTGGAATCGCTCGACGCGAAGGTGCGGTGATCGATGGTCGACGCAGAGACCATCGCGGCACAGCAGGCCGCGCTGCCCGACAACGTCCAGAAGGCGATCCAGGACGCGTGGAACGAACTGCGCGAGAAGGCGCTGTCCAGCGAGGACAAGCTGTCCAAGGCGCAGGTCGCGCCTAACGACAACCAGCCGAAGTCCTGGTTCTCCGACCCGTTCGCGGTCCTGGACTCGGTCGGCATGGGGTACCGGAATTCGCCGACCTACCTGAACTACGACACCCTGCGCCAGGTCGCCGAGCGCGACACCTACGTCGCCCCGATCATTCTCACGCGGATCGGTCAGGTCGGGACGTTCGCTCGGGTGCAGCCGAACAAGTACAGCGTTGGGTTCCTGGTCCGTCCGCGGTTCGGCGACAAGAAGCGACGTCTGTCGCAGAGCGAGAAGGATCGCTGCGACCAGCTGACGATGACGCTGCTCAACACCGGCAACCACTACAACCTCGGCCGCGACGGGCTAAGGCAGTTCATCGCGAAGTTCGTGCGCGACTCGCTGACTTACGACCAAGCGTGCTTCGAGTCGGTGCGGACGCGCGGCGGCGGCATCCACTCGTTCAACGCGGTCGACAGCTCGACGATCCGGACGGCGACGCCGAAGCAGCTGAAGGGGACGCCGCCGCACCTGCGAGACCTGAAGAAGGACATCCGCTACGTCCAGGTCATCAACGCGCAGCGCACGGCGGAGTTCACGCTCGACGAGATGGCGTTCTGCGTCCGCAACCCGCGGTCGGGGATCAAGACGTACGGGTACGGGTTCCCTGAGATCGAGACGCTCATCACCACCATCACGTCGCACTTGTGGGCGGAAGAGTGGAACCGGAGGATGTTCTCGCAAGGGTCAACCGTGAAGGGGTTGCTGAACGTCAAGGGCAACGTCCAGCCGCTCCAGTTCGAGGCGTTCAAGCGGATGTGGCACTCGCAGGTCGCGGGCGTCCAGAACGCGTGGAAGACGCCGATGCTCAACTCGGAGGAGGTGCAGTGGATCCCGATGCAGCTCTCCAACACCGAGATGGGCTACCAGATGTGGATGGAGTACCTCTGCTTCGTCCCCGGCACGCGCGTGCACGGGAAGGATGGCGAGGTCCGGATCGAGGACGTCGAGCCCGGCGACGAGGTCTTCACGCACACGGGCGAGCTGCACCGCGTGGTCGCCACCGAGACGCACCGTCATGTCGGCAAGATCGTGAACGTGTCGGCCGGCGGATCCACGCTCCAGGCGACACCCGAGCACCCGTTCTTCGTGTCGGAGCGAGACGGCGTCAAGATGTCGACGCCGCGGTGGGTCGATGCCAAGGACCTCGACCCAGCCATGCACTACCTCATCGTTCCGAAGAGGACCTACGAGGCGGAGCCGACGGATCGGGTCGTGGAGATCGACGTCTCCGGCCACGTCACGTCGTGCGAGTCGGTGGACAGCGATGACATGACGATCCGGAGCGCGAAGAAGTTCGCGCACAACAACGTCCGGTCGATGTCGCGGTACATCGACGTCGACGAGGACGCGGCGTTCGTGCTTGGACTTTACGTGGCCGAGGGCAACGCGACCGCGCGCCAGGTGTTCTTCACGTTCCACAAGGACGAGCGCGACCTCGCCGACCGCGTGGTCGCGTTCGCGGACGGCATCGGGTGCAACGCGACGATCTACAAAGCGAAAGACAGCGTCCTCAACGTCAGGATCAGCGGCCGACTGGTCGCCGAGATGTTCGTGAACGTCTGCGGCGACGGCGCGCACAACAAGCGCGTGCCCGACGCGGTCATGCGCTCGCCACGCTCTGTCCAGCGCGCGTTCTTCAGCGGGTACTTCGCCGGCGACGGGTCGGTGCCGGACTTCGCGTCCGGCTCGGTGACCGCTACGCTGGTCAGCGTGTCGCCGCGCCTGGTCGATCAGCTCCAGACCATCCTCCTGCGCGACCAGATCTTCGCGTACCGATACGACTTGCCGCTGCAGGGGAGCGGAGCGACGTGGCGGGGCGGGCGCAAGCATCGCCTCGACGTCAACGGCACGGAGGCGGTGAAGCTGTCGCGCTGGCTCGGCGGAACCAAGGGCTCCCGGCTCGCCGCGCGCGTGAAGGACCACGAGCGGACGCTGAAGACGCGTCTTCGTGAGGACGCGGCGTACTTCTACGTTCCGATCCACGAGGTGACCACGGAAGACTATGACGGTCCGGTACACAACTTCGAGGTCGAGGGTGACAACACGTACCAGGTGAACCGCCTGGCCGTGCACAACTGCAAGGTCACCTGCGCGCTCTACCAGATCGACCCGGCGGAGATCAACTTCGACCTCCGCGGCGGCGTCGGACAGCAGCCGGTGTTCATGTCAACCAACGAGGCGCAGCAGAAGGCCAGCAAGGACCGCGGGCTCCAGCCGCTGCTCGGCTTCGTGGAGGACGCGCTCAACCGCAACGTCGTCTGGAAGATCGACCCGCGGTTCGAGATGGCGTTCGTCGGGCTCGACGCCAAGACCGAGGAGCAGGCCATGCAGCTCCGCCAGCAGCAGGCCGGCAGCCACCTCAAGCTGAACGAGGTGCGCGCGATGGACGACCTGCCGCCGGTCGAGCACGGCGACGTCGTGCTCAACC